CATCACGATGCTCCTGCTAACCCAAAACTAAGCAGACGAGCTTGGGAGTTTGACATTGGTTGGATGTGGTTCAAAATTTTTGAATTTGTAGGTCTAGCAAGACTACGCACATAAAAGAAAACCCGCCGAAGCGGGTTTGTGTTAAACTGCTAAGTAATCTTTACTTTTCGTGTCGATTCAAGTATTCCAACACAGTTTCAGGACTTGAAACGCCGTATGGGTCCACTGTAGAATTGTCACAGCGGCCTGGCTCTTCAAAGAACTGCTCAATCACACCATTGTACACAATCATGGCATAACGCCAACTACGCATGCCAAACCCTAGATTGTCCTTGTCCACCAACATACCCAATTGACGAGTAAATGTACCAGACCCGTCTGGGATGAACTTTAGTTTTTCAACCTGTTGATCCAACATCCATTTACGCATGACAAATGTGTCGTTTACACTCAACACATAGATGTCGTCTATGCCTTTGGCACAAATTTCGTCGTGGTGCTGTTCAAAGCCTGGCACTTGGTATGTTGAGCACGTTGGTGTAAATGCTCCCGGCAAACTGAACACCACAACACGACGGTTCTTAAAGATCTCGTCTGTGGTCAAGTCTTGCCACTTGAATGGATTGTCGCCGCCGATGCTGTCATCGCGGACTCGTGTTTTAAATGTCACACTTGGGACCGTAATACCTTGATTCATTGATTTACTCCTTGAAATGATCAGACTCAGTGTTTCTACTGATATGTTATTGTAACAGTATTTACTATAGAAATCTACTATTATTTCATTGTTTTTTATTGTATTTTCCTATGGCATCAATTGGTATTTCCATTGGCCAAAAGAAACCCGCCGAAGCGGGTTCTGGTTGTTTATTTGACAAGGCAAGTCCTGCCCCGGGTCTAGCTATTAGGCTAGTACAGCTTCCTGGCCGCGACGTGAGAACTTGATGTTCTTGCCACTGACAGTTACGCTACCTTTTGTATTTGCGGTTGCATTTACGAGTTTTGCTTGATTTACAGTCATCGCCTACTGAGTTGCCGTCTCTGATATCTAACCCAATCGATACTGGTGCACCCCCATCAAAAGAACACTAGATAAATTAAACCACCAAGTAACGCAATGTCAGCACATATGCTCCAAACAATATATGCTTTAAACATCCACTTACTTAATTCTCGTACTAAGGGGTTCTTCATGTTGCCCCTTTGTTAACAGTTTAATCATACTAATTTCCTTTTGGTGGAGGTGGGGGGATTTGCACCCCCGTCTTGGATTCCTTCTCTTCGAAGGGATTACAACTATCTTTTTTATACAATTCCAACCAACGATTGTGTGCTTCAAAATAACTGATCCACACACAATGCTCACAACCTCTGCCACAGCAACTAGTGGGTTTTTGAGGCTCTGGGTACATTGAATATTTATCTGTCAGCTACAAAGTATCTATCTGATGATGTTGGTTTAAATCTCTTCAGTACATCGTTGTCCTGAAAATATTCATCTAACCCTGCGCCTGTGCTTAACAATGCCCTGTTGATAAAATTCTTATGCACATCCGGGTAGGTAGACTTTTTCATCGATGTACCTCATTTTGCTTGAGATTGCAGTTGGAACAGTTACGTTATCCTCACGAAAATATTCTCGATGATCTTCTGTTACATTTATAATCCCGTTGTTGAAGCTTTTGTATATTTCTGGATAATGATCTTCCCAGCATCGTTCGATATCCAAATACTGCATGGACTTTAATCCGTCTGAGAATGCCTTCTTAGCATACGGAACACCCATAATCAGATCAGCATATTCAGTGCGCAATGCTCCCTCTGCAGCTTTGTAGTACAAACTTGTAAAGTCTAGCAGGTTTGCAGGCGCCGCGAACAAGTTTTTGTTCAGGTCGCTGTCAGACATTGCTATAATCTCAGGGTTGTTCTTTAAGTAGTGAACAAGATGCCAGGTCTGATACTGGTAGATAGGCACGTTATTGCTAACATAGAACGGCTCGTGGTTATCGCAGCCAATCCATGAAAGCACTGTAACGTCATACATAGTTGAGTAGATTTTACCGTTATCAAAATATACCCGCGGCTTTTCAATACCCGTTACGTTGCAGCCGTGCTTAAAGTTGTGATTGCAGATCTCGCTGATTGGTGGAATTGGTAGCCAGTTAGTTGCTCTTGCGCTTGTCTCCCAGTTCTTTGCAAACACGGTCTGCATCATATTCAGGTCGAACTGCACACTGGTTATCTTCTTAACTGTAGGATACAGGTGCTTGTTCTTTTTGAGATACTTGATGATGTGTTTGTATTCAGCATCCTTGTAGTTGTAGTCCAGGACTGTAACTTCGTCTACAACAATATTGTTGTCTGTAAATGCTTTGAGAATTAGATGACTGTCGCGCCCGCCGCTGTACCATAACCGAATGTAGCTATGCTTTTCGCGAAGCTCAAGACATCGCTGCTTTAGTATATCATCCCAACTAAGAATTCCTGTTAAGTCTTCCCAGTTTTTATTTAGATGGTTGTCGTAGAAGTGAAACTGAATTGGCTTCTTAGTACTTTTTGACTCAGCTATTGCAAGAATTTTATTGTAGAAAACCTTGTTGTCTACCTTCCAGTACATATCGTCGGAGGTGTTTATCAGCATCTTTCTACAGTAATGTCTAGTGCAGTACCATCCATTACGCCCATGTGTGAAACATTGATAACAGGCTTTTCTGCGTATTCATACATTGTTCCGGCCTTGTATTTCACCAACACGGTCTGGTTAATCTGAACAATGTGGCCCCACTTCCAATCGTGATTCATTGTTACCTTGTAGTTTTTTGCACTCCGAAAGTTTGCCAGCAAATCTGTGTACACGTCGCCAATTTCAAGTGCAATTCTCATATCCCAAACTCCGTATAGTTTATAGTCTCTGGGTAGTTGAATGTTTCCTGGAAGAACTCCGAATCATAAACGCCGTGCACCATAACTGCGTAGCGATACCCTGTGTCAAAGTTAGTAGTAAAGTGCGGCACACCTGCCTTCCAGCTAAAGATCTCGCCACGCTTTAGCGGCTGCACAGGTGAGTTGCCCCAGATCATCACGTGCTCTGGCTTAAAGTCATGCACTGGAATGATGAACTTTTTGTAGTTCTTGTCATCAAACGCATCTTCAATGTCTGTGTAGTCTGTGTTTGGCTTTGAGTAAATCTGATTACGTGGGTGGTCAATGTGTAGATACACTCCGTCCTGTGGTTGCTGCCGAGTCACACGAACTTCAAACTCTTTTAGCTTGAGAACTTTGCCCAGCTTCCAAAACATAAACGTGTCATTGATAGTGAAACGTTCCCACCACAAGTCATCCGGCTTGGCGTTGATTTGACGCAGATCGTGAATCAAACTCATCTTACCAATGTTGCCGTACGATTCATCTTCGTCGTTAATAACTGGAATCATCGAAGCATAGTCAGCTGGAAAGAATTCCGCTTTGCTTAGTGCTTCTCGTAGGGCTGCATCCCACCATTCATCTGGTGCGTTTACCTTGCCAAATACTTCATAGTCTTGTTCTGTTGAGTTGTAATCAAAGTGCCAGGTACCCAGCTTTTCATGCATTTCAATTCTGCTAATACTATCCATTGTGTCTCCTTATTTTTTCAATTCTGCTAATACTATCCATTGTGTCTCCTTATTTTGGAAAATCCTCCCATGCACCACTTCTCCTGTTAATTTGTCTGTGGACCCCGTGATTTATCATAACTTTATGATTCCCTACAAACGAGTGTGCTTCGATATGTACAATTCCTTTATGATTCTCTACATCGCCTTCTAACTTAACAATTTTGCTATTTCCTTGAATCCAATCACCGTGTCGTACCGGCCAGATGTGATGATTGTCAATCTGCATGGTTACACATGGCCCGTGTCCGTGATTCCAAAAACTTTGTCCAAGGATAACGTCTCCAAAAAAACTAAGCATTCCTGCATGACAAAACCCAATACGGTTACAATGTTTCTTCTCTACTAAAAATCCCCTAACCCAATCGTCTGGCCCATCGCCTATTTGTTTGTGGTACAACGGTCCCACCATTGCACCAAACGGGTGGCTTGATGTAATTGGTTTGAAACCGTCTGGTATATTACTCATTTAGTATTCCTTCTTTGAAATGTTTTGCAATGTTTAATTTTTGTATTTCATCCGTGCCTTCGTACAACCTCATGACTCTAACGTCACGATAAAATTGCTCAATTATATGGCCTTTCATAAAACCGTACCCACCTAGAACCTGTACAGCATTGTCTGCTACTTGGCAAGCAGCATTGGTGCAAAACAACTTAGCTGCACTCGAGGATAGCGGAGAGAAGTTAGTTGCGGCTTCAATTACCATTGCTTTTGCTGCATAGGTTTTAGCAACACTATCAGCAATAAGTCCTTGCACTAACTGATGCTGAAATACGTTTCTTGCTTTGGCATACGCTACCATTTCGTCACACATACGTATAGACATCCCAACTGCTACCGCAGTGACAATTAACCTACCACGAGTAAATGCACCTTCGGCAAGTGGCAATGCACGGCCTTCCTGTCCTAACATTTTGGTTGAGATTGAATTGTCAAAATACACATCGGCTACAGGATTTTCTTCTTGCCCCATTTTGAGGTGTGCGTTACCAACCTTGACTTGATCTTTGTGGACAAGAAAAAAAGTGCCGCTTGCAAACACAATAAACCATGTAGCAAGGGGTGAATTACTAATGTACATTTTTGATCCATTGATCTTCCAACTATTGTCGTCAACACGTTCATATGTTGTCGACGACGTCTTTCCAGGTTCGGTATATGCCATTGAAATAACAGTACCGTTATTGATTTGCTCTAACAATTCTGCTTCGCCAAATTGATCAAGCAATCCGGATGCGAGTGTTGTAGTTGTACTGAACTGATTACGGAACCCTAACTTTGTGCGGCCAAATTGCATTTGAATGAGTATCTGATCTCTTAATGACAAACCTAATCCGCCGTATTGCTCACTGTGGCCAATCCTAAAAAATCCCATCCTGACAAATTCATCAAAGTAATCTGCTGGGATTTTATTCTCATTTGGAATTAATACGTTATCAACATACTCTGATACTGTTTTTACTAAATCGTGCATTTTTCTATTTTCTCCAATATTTTGCGTGTAACACACTGTCTGCTTTAATATTATGCTTTATGAATTCTTTTTAATTAACATTATCAATGGCACGGCTGGATCAAATTCTGTCCAGTTTGCCCCAAAGTTATATCGGGATGGTTTGGCGTGATGATTGTTATGGTAACATTGTCCAAAAGTCAACATTGCAAGTAACCTGCTGTTTGTGCTGTTATCTTGCGTATCGTAGTTTCTGTATCCAATATTATTGATGTGGCCGAGAATGTTTATTATTGGTTCTTGGTGGGTCGACCAAGTCATTGGCAATATCATGCCATACAAGGTTAGATACATATCACCTACCACAAGGAAATTAAGTAATGCAAATATTGCTACACTGCCCCACACCACTTTATAATAATGTTGATGTAACCATTTTTGGTAGGAATCTTTAATTAATCGCTTGCTGTATTTCATTGGAACGTTCTTTGGATCAAGATTTAATATCCATCCCCAGTATGCATTCCATGCTCCAGCAGCCGGAGAGTGTGCATCATTTTTTGTATCAGCTTCTCCGTGATGGTTAGTATGCACTGCGTTCCAAAATATAGTTGATCCTTGTGATCCTAGACAAGCGAGCCAGCCAAGTAAAATATGGAAAATTTTATATGTCTTAAATGAATTATGACAAAAGTATCTGTGTTGTCCTATAGCAATACCAAATCCAGATATCAACACCCATCCTACCAGGAATGGTATGATATAATCTGTTGAAAAATAAGGTATACACAGCAAAGATAGTATATGCAGTGGTATGATGATTTTTTTAAAGTGGTCGCTCAATTTGGTTTCTCCGATAACATTATATAAATCAGTGCTTGTCAACACTTGTTAGCGCTTAGAGAAATAAACTCAATCAGGGGAGGCGTTATGTGTGTCACACAATAAAAGTGGTAGATTCCACTAAGCGTCATTTTTATCCCCGGGTCTGGAACGGCCCTGCGAATCTATTTATCTATGTTGTGTAATCTTTACGAATATTTAATTCATTTGTCTATGTATAAAAATTCGCTTACGGCATGCACATTGCGTATTAGTTCTGTTTTTACACGCCAGATAAACTTGTCATCAAAGAACAACTGCTTATTGTAAGATGCTATTTCAGCACACCCATCCCAAATAAACTTTTGATATTTTTCACTTGAACCATTGATTCTATGCATCTCTGCCAACACTTTGTCCATACGTTTTTTGGGATCTGGTTCGCTATCATAACTCTCGTCTATGTAAGGATGGAATGTTTTGAATCCGTAACTGCGTATGGTTTCTAATGCACCCGGACCGTTTAATATCATAAAAGGATGTCCGCATGCTAGTGGACGCAATGTCTTTTCAGTCAAGTGTATACGTTGGTCGTACACAGTCTCCAACACTATGCTACACCGTGTTTGTGCAAAGTCTTGCGGGTTGTAAGTGGCACTGCTGTCGCTTGTGACAGCAACTGTTGGATCAATACTGCCTAGTTGTACACTGTTGATGTGTTGCAATTGTTCAAGAAAAAACTTTCTGTATGCACGTTTGCCTGTTGTGCCTCTGGCATATACCAAAAAGTTTGCTTTTATAGGTTGACTGGTGTCTGTGAGTCTGGCGTCATAACGAGCAAAGCGATACCAATCAAGAGCTATTACTGCGTGACTCCACCAATATGCACCTTTGAACAAACCTGTTGATTCGTATTGTGTCACCTGAGGAGAATTCAGTTCACTATGTAATAACACCCAATGATTTGCTTTGTGGGCAGGTTGAATCCATCTAAGATTGAGATTTTTAACACTTTGAGCCAGGTGCCGGATTATCTCTTTTTTGTAAGAAAATGTATGATCGAGCTGTTCTAGTAAACAATCATCATTGTACAAGTCAAAGTCCAATGGTTCTTGATCATTACATAATATCACTGGAACTTCGGTATACCTTATAGTTTGTCTAGCGTCCCAATCAAGAGGACAGTCTTCTTCGTGATCTATTATGTTCTGAAATGCTTTTTCGCCCCAAGGATAGAAGTATCTGACCAAGAACTTGTTTTCTAAGACCTGCGCGACAAAATTGTATAAATTATTACTAGGAACAGACATGCTGAAAGATTGTATTGTAAATTTGGTTATTGCCCATTGGCGGAAGTGGTAGGATTCGAACCCACGGACCCTTACGAGTCGACGGTTTAGTAAACCGCTGCCTTAAGCCGCTCAGCCACACTTCCTAAAATTAACTATTAACAGATCTAAGTCTTGCACCTGCTAATCCTTTGAAACGATCTGCGGCATAACTGGCAGCAAATGCATAAGGTTTAACAGATGGAGTAACATTACACGTTCCTTTTATATATCCAATTGCCTGCGCAATTACACAATTAGAACCATGCCGCTCATCTGGATTGATATCCAAATGTACTTCTACCAGTCTATTTGTCAGCACATCACTCAGTTTACGATACAGGTCAGAAACTTTGTACACTTCGTTCATCAAACGCAGTGCAGGACGTCCAATACGTTGATCGTAATCGCGGTCCCGCTGTACTTCGCCAAATATTTTACATCCGCTGTTGCCATTGATGTGCACAACTACAGCCAGTGTATAATCGGCCCACCAACCGTTGTGAAGTTTTACACGTTCGCTATCGCAACCCAAATAAATTCGAGTGTCAATACTTTGTGCATCAATAAATTTTTTTACTGCTTCAACATCAATGGGTTTCATATATTATTTGTTTGGTGGGGATAGTCAGACTCGAACTGACACGTCTCTCAACGCTAGAACCTAAATCTAGTGCGGCTACCAATTACGCCATATCCCCTAAAAATTTGGCTCCTCGAACACGGCTCGAACGTGTGACCCACAGATTAACAGTCTGTTGCTCTACCAACTGAGCTATCGAGGAATATGTTTTACTTATACTGACTTTTTGTGCTGTTTAAATTAACTTGGTACTACGTGCGGAATGTACGGAACTGCTCTTGGGCCGCCGTGTAGTTGTTCAAGAAGTCGTTTGGCCTCTTGCGGGGTATCTGCGTAGACTCGTTTCTTTTCTTCACCGGTGGGTGTTCTAACAGTTGTTTCGTACATGGGCATATTGTTACTTTTTTATGGTGCGCCTGAAGGGACTCGAACCCCTGACCAATCGATTATGAGTCGACTGCTCTAACCAACTGAGCTACGGGCGCTTATTCTTTCTATTCTGAAACACACTATGCCACGCTCTGAACCTGGACTCTTAGTAATGTGTTTTAGAATAGTGTCTAGCCACTCCCACCACAGGAGCCCTAGACTGAGCTGTTACTCTGTCCGCGCTGCCTTTTCCATTTAGACGGGCAAGCGACCCCGCCTTTGTGATTTCTCAAGTCGCCTTAACTGCCTTGCGGTAGATCCAATGCACCGTGCCTCTATCGTATCGGCAATAACGCACTTTATTAACGTAAAAGTGTAATCCGGGTTTTATTGGCGGTCCGAACGGGAATCGAACCCGTCTCACCGGCGTGACAGGCCGGTATACTAACCGATATACTATCGGACCTAAAAGCTCTGACGTCCCGCGGCGGTAATTATAGAGCATACGCTCCTTCTACCCGCTTCCCGACCGGGACCGCTCTCGTGTTGCTAACGCTACTTCGGTAAGAGTAGTACCACCCTTGGGAGTCACCCCACTTCTCATCCTACGGGTCATAGTATCTGCGAACAAAGCAGAACGTTCTGGTGGACAAGGAAGGATTCGAACCTTCGTAACCGTTAGGTGACAGATTTACAGTCTGTTGGCATTAACCACTCGCCCACCTGTCCAAATTCTTACCATATATAAGCCAACTGGTATCTCGGTGTATATGTGTATGAGCAGTCCTGCAGGTCCTCTCAACTTCAACACCCCATCCAACCTTGCGGGTCAGACTCAATTGGCTTATATATGGTCACTGTAACCAAATTAGTGCTTCTTCGACAGGAACAACCCTTGTCTTTAACCGGCTTCTGCATTGCCGTACACGTTGCGAGGCGTGAGTTATTTTTAAGGCAATAACCGAACCTTATGCACTTGCATGGGATTTGTCAACAACTAAATATTTATATGCATACAACTGATCTGGTCAGCAGTAGCGGGCATTTACATATTCACGTGTCACTAAGTGAGTATAACACCTGTTACATTTTTGTCAACGACATATATAGCAATCGTTTAAAAATGAAATGGTTCAACAATTACCAATCCGCTTTGGACTGGATAGACTCGCTATAACCTGGTCCGGCGTGCAGGAATCGAACCCACATTCTAGAGGTAGAAGCTCTATGTTCTATCCGTTGAACTAACGCCAGAAATTTGTACCATATATAAGCCAACTGGTATCTCGGTGTATATGTGTATAAGCAGTCCGGCCGGTCCTCTCAACTTCAACACCCCATTCAACTTTGCGAGTCAAACTCAATTGGCTTATATATGGTAGTCCTAAGGGGATTCGAACCCCTGTAACCACCGTGAAAGGGTGGTGTCCTAGGCCTCTAGACGATAGGACCATATAGTTCTTGACTGTGTTAAAGAGCGTGTCAACAACTACTCTATCGTTTGTTGCTAAGTGTTAATTATAACAGTCTTTGTATTATTCGTCAACTGTTTTTTGTTTATTTGATCAACTTCCTTTTGGAACACATTGTCTTTTAACAGTTGCAAATTGTGTTCAAACCGTCCACGATTACTTTGGACAAAGTTGTTGGCACGATCAAAGTCCTTTAATACGTCAAGATTGCGTTCAACAGCATAGTAGCAACGATCAAATGGATCCTCCATATTTTGGTAACTATGATCAATAATGTCATCAAACACATCGAACCCATACTCGCGCATGATATCAGCACAACGCCAACCGCCTACCCAAATTGGCAATGTGCCACTGTATATACTCATTAAAGTTTTTTCTGTTATTATAGTTTCTTTTTCAAAGAAAGCAGGTTCTGTAACAACACTTATGCACGTGGGTTCGAACACTTCTTTCTGTAAAAACTTTTGATAGTTTTCGGAATTTTGAACATGCTTATATTGCAATCCGCGATCCAGCAAGTTCTCTTGCCCCAGTAAAAAGTTTTTTGTATCAATTGTTATAGGTGTGTCTAATATTAATTGTTTATATTTTTCAGTCAATGCTGACAATGTGGATGTTGATATGGCAGGCTTTTTCCAGCACAATGTATAGTTGTAGTTGGTCAATTTAAAATGTTCAATCAATACCAACAAGAACTCTCTGTGAAATCTTGGCTTATTAATCATAAAATTAAAACATTGTTTACGGTTACTCCATTCTGGTATAATGTTCTGATTAATGAATAATTGTACTTGGTTACCAAGGAAACTTGGGTAACGTAAAATGTTATAATCTTTTAATTCGTCGTCGTGCTGCAATACATGATCCATTATTAATGTATGGTCGTGTGGATTACACATACTGTTATCTAATAATTCTTTTACATAAAAACAGCGATCGTTTTCGTTGTAATGATGATCTTGAACAAATATTGTTTCCGGTTTATGTAAAACTTGTCCATTGTAAACATACGAAGGTCCGTGTATTCTAATCATAGTTGTTTTAAAATATTTTCAAACTTTTTGGGCCATGCTTTTTCAAACTCGCATAATAGATTACGATTATGCATTGCTGCCTGATCAAATCTAGCATAGTCAACATTGCTATATACACGCCCAACAAACGACTCTAATTGGTCAACAATGCTAATTAATCGCTTTTGATGATCTACAATTTGATCATAACTGTGATCAACATAGTCGTCAAGTACATCAAACCCGTATTGTTTCAAGTATTTTATCGACTGCGGGCTACAATACAACAACCACGGTCTGGGCATCTGTAACACTCTAAACAATTTTTCACTAAAGGTAATATGGCTGTCACTGATATAGGTTTCAAGTACTACACTGATGTTTGAATCAATTATACAAGATTCGAGTCCTTTGTAATTCTCAATATTATTATATGGAATTACATTGCAACTGGCTTGATGTTCTTGATTATATCTTTCCAGGTTGGCTTCTTGATATTGCCAATCATAATTTTCTTTTCTGAGTTCTATAGAGTCAGTGGACAATGTGCCGTTACGTAAACAATTGAAACTGACCAATCCGTGTGATAACAAATTTCTTCTTACCAGTTCATAAAATAGTTGTGATCGATCTCCGCTGATACGATTCATAAAACAATTGTAAGCAAAGGCGGGTTGTTTGTTGGTGTAAACTGGAGTATATTTGTTGATGTGCCAAAACTCTGGAACAACAGACAACAACTTCCCTTTGATCGGTGTCAGCGGTATATTGTCAGTTACAACTATATCATTTGTCCAGGCACCAGGTTCATGCATAAACACACTGTCGACCAATCTCCAAGATATGTCTTTACGATTCTTGACGGCAAGAGCAAGTTGTTGATTAATTGTATTTTCTTTGTCTTGAAAACACCAGGTTTGTTCGTGTATAACTTTTTTTGGATCAAACATAAACTAAAAAAACATTTCCCAGTCAATAGGCGTCCGTGCCCAATTGACACTGAACTGAAAGTCAGTTGGTTGAGTATCCAAGTATCGTTGCATCATTTCTATCCTATGATCGATATTATGAAGATGATGAGCAGTTGATTGATCACCTATTTCCATCCATTCAACTGCATAGTCGGCATCGGGTGCAGTGGCAGTGACCAAAATTGTAGTATTGTTCAAACCAAAATTAGTCGCTGTTATCAAATCCATGTCACAGGCTATCGGCTGCCATGTGCTGTATTGTGCTGATTCGGCTGCCAAGCATGTGATGACAACACCAACTGTGGCAGTCAATGTCTTCAATTGCAATGCCATTAATCGAGTGTCGCCGCAATCAACCAATAATTGATTGTTGTGTTTGTGTACCAATATGGGTTTACGAATGGGTTCTTGATCTAAATTTTGATAAAAAAGATTGACCCATAGTAATCTTGCAATTTCGTCTTGTTTACTTGCTGCCCAAGTTAATAAATTGGTGCCATTGATTTCCAGTTGTTGATTTACAACGTGGCACGCTCCGTCAAGTGTCTGCACAGGTGTCAAACTTGATGCAGGTATTGCAGGATTATAAAACATGCAATACGTGGAGCCTAGTGCTGTCTTTAAAATATCTTTCATGCTGTTACTTAATCAATAATTTTTCAAGAACTTTTCCAGATCACCATACAACTGTGCTGCCACTGCTTCGCGGCTACCAAACATATACACACGAACAGGTATACGTTTTACAAGTTCAATGTAGTAAGGAGTTTGAAGTTTGCGATCCAGCGTAAGAACAATACGACGATTACCCGGTGAGGGGTTAATATCAATTCCGTAATGTGCTATGTCCAACACACGACTAAAAACATAATACCCGTGTTCGCTCAATCGCATGCCGCCGGTCTTGCGAATATTTGCCCACCAAGATCGTAATGCAGATTCCACTGACTCTTCAAACTGTTCCGGCAGCTCTGCTACCAATGCTTCAGTTAATTTTAATTTGTCACGCACTAGTTACTCGATGTAACTGTGTTGCCTTGCTGTAACAACACCACTGTGAATTTGTCAGTTTTGAACTGTGTGTTCAGCTTCTTGGAAAGATTGTGTGCATGTCCTGGATTTGAGAACGACACTTTCTTGTATTTGGGCCCGGGATGCTGGACCAGCATGTTGCTGGTTTTGAGATTGATAGGGCCACCGTCAAAAAATACAGCCCACACCCCGTCCGACGACAATACCTGTTCTGTTTTGTAAGTTGACTTGTTGGTTAGTTCTAGTAGAACTTTTGGTTTGGGTCGTGACATTCATTAAACTCCTACATTTATTTATGACAAATATAGGGAGTTATTAGAACGACCCACCTTCGACTTCTACAGTAATTTTATCGTTTTGTTGTGCGTTTACAGCGACTTCTCGCAAATTGTGCAAAGTCAACAGCAATTTGGTAATGTCTGCATGTAGATCTTTGGCATCCTTCATTGGCATAGTAAAGTCTTTGGTTGCTCGTGCTTCAAAGCCTTGTACACGCTCAATGAATTTTTGAATATGGATACTCATTTTGTTAAGAATGGAGTAAGTTCTGGAGCAGTCCACCCTAGTGGTTTGAGCACCTTGCCATCTTCACGTTTGCGAACCTTGCCGGTTTCTCGATCAATCTTGGCAAAGTTTGTTGACATAACTTCCTTCCACGCACCTTCGGCATCAAAGCCAGCGCTATGGATAGCACCAATGGTCACAACAAGAATGTCAATCAATGCGTCTAGTTGTTCAACACGATCGTTGGCGTTAATGGCCTCTTGTAGTTCGTCGTGTTCTTCTTGTATTAGCCCAATATACATGTTGTATTGATCTTTGTTATAGTCACTTGTGGTTTGATCACAAGCGTTCATAAATTTTTCTTGGTCGCGAAATGGTGATGTCATACTGTTACTTCGTCTTTGTTATAAAATGGGCCTTGATATGGATAACGTTGCAGTGCAATCAATTTTGGATCCTGTACCACTCGCCACTTGCGTCCGCGCTTGACCGAATACCAACCTGCGGCAAACCAAGACTTGCTTTTTCTATTCTTGGTATACAATGGCAACCGATGCGTCACGTCCCATACAGGATTATATGATCTTCCTACAACAGGAAAACCGTGTACCATACTGTTGTCAGGTTTGGACCTGAGCGGTTTCTTTTCAAATGTGATGTTGGCCTCACGTGCCGCCAGTCGAATTGTTTTAAATTGTTTTACTTGATCATGGATGCGAACTTGATACCCGCCGTCCCATGCTTCAATGTTGCCAACCTTTTGATCTTCATCTTGTAAGATCCAGTACTGCTTATCAGCTACTACTTTAGCCACTAACATTTAATACTCCTTTGTATGTTTCATTCATCCAGCGACCAAAGCTGTCGGCATTGTCGCTACATCTATTCAGTTCGTACTTGCCGCAAAATTGCATAAACCGTACGCCCACTTGTCCAATATCTTTGTGTGAAACTTGTTCAATGATGGCCAGATCCACTGTGTCTTTGATGTCTTGTGGCTGGTGTGTAAGATCAATCAATTCACGATTACGCTCGTAATCGTCAAGCACACGGTGTTCGTCGCCATTATGATCAGTCCACCTTTGCAACATCATGTTGTTCCAGTTGTAACCTTTTGTGTTACGATCTTCGAATGCTTCTGTAAGACCAACTTTGTTCTTGGTACCTTTGGTACGCACTCCAGGAAATGCACTAAACACATTGTCACTGGTATCGCCACGCATGCACTTTTCAAACAACAACCAGGCTGGATCTGGAATCTTTTTAGGTTCCTTGGTTTTCTTATCAATCACAGGTTTGCCTTTGGCATCAAAAATGCCTTCCATGGTAATAAGTTCGTCTGTGATTCCATTGTATTGTTTTACATTAGATGCAAGTAACTGAACAAAGTCCGTGTCACTGCTGATAATAATATGTTCGTCTTGGGGATGCAAGTTGATCCAACGGGCAATAATGTCATCGCCTTCGGCAGTGGGGCATCTGAGCACACTACAGTTGGTTCGTTCTGACAAGTATTTAGTCAAATTGTCATACGTTTCCCAGAACATCTTATCTTCATCAGCTTCTGCTTCTGTAAGAGCTGCCCGGGCCGCTGTACGGTTGGCTTTGTAAGGTTTATAGTGGTCTTTACGCCAGCTACGACCTTCCAAAGCAAAAACAACATGATCTGCTTCAAAACGCTTGACCACCTTGTTGGCACTCATCAGTGTTGTGTGTAATGCTACCCCAACTTTTTCCCACGGATCGCTGGCACGAAAAGCTGTGTGCCTGGCACGAAAAAACATATTGGCTGTGTCGATTAGTACATATTTCATAGTCTAATTATAGCAGAAATAATAATAGATGTCAATTGATATGAAAATTTATATATTTTTCTGTATATTTTTTTGCCAATGACATATCAAAATCAACACCAAGATATTTTGCTAAATTAACTATATTTGAGTGATTTTTAGGTATTAACGGATTCCAATTATCTATTACTAAATCAAAATTTAACAATTTCATTTCATCAATCCAACCAGGATATCGTCCAAGGTGTGTTTCTTTATTCTTATGTGGCATTTTAATTGTAACAGCAAGATCAATAAATGCTATATCAGCGTCTATTAAAACTTTAAACATATTATGGTCTTTGAACAGTTCGGAATAACGTGTAATCTGTTCGTCATTGTGGGCCATTAAAGGTAGCCATACATCGCCTAATTGTTCAAGATCATTAAATCCATTATCACTTAGTTTTTTTGCATGGTATATCCCTGGGCCAAATAATTGCCAGCATCCTTGTTCATACTCTTGCCATTGACTAGAATTTTTTCTCATTGGGATAGTATCTAATACTGATTTTTCTAACAACTCTTTATTTTTTAAAATATTTTTAGCTATTTCAAAATTTGCAAATGCTACTTTGTGACTAAATGAAAGGCAATTAGCAATAAATTTGCCGCCTGCTCCGCCCCAGTAACATAGAAGAAGAATTTTCATACTTTGTTGTTTGTATTGATATATTGCAACATAAAACGATTCCAAAAACTATGGCCGTCCTTGCCAAAATGCCACGAATTGGACATGACTGTTTGGATACCTTTTGCTCTTATTCGGGCATTATAAGTACCAGCTGGATCATACGGGTCAATATAACTGGTGCCCCAGTCCCGACGTTCTTTGATACTGCTGAAATCGTTGTTGCCGTTGAAAAAAATGTGGTTAACACCCAAATCTTCTAATTCGTTATGCAGTTGCCAAATATCGTTGTGTGCTTGTAGAGTTTTTTGCTCCCAATCTACATTAACTACAAATTCTTTATAGCGTTGTTTATGTTCCTCTGGAATATCATCCATGCCACTAGCACCAATCTGATAGTAAACATCATCAATTAGCCATTCTTCACGTTCCCATGTACTCCATTGGATAACCATCAACACTTCGTCTAAGTTGCGTATCTTTTCTAACCATTTTCTAGTTGTTCTTATTATTCGTGTATTGCTACTGGCACTTTCGGCATCGCAATGAATGCCTGCTCTTAATGCATCACCTAGACGTTTGGCCCAACTGACTGCAAAATTTTCTGGATGCGGAGCACGACCCATATAAAACAATTGAGCATCATCCATTGCAAACGCATGTGGGTTGACCGCTTCGGCAGCCGCGGTATGGCTGTCGCCGTTTACATATAGTATGATAAAAGTTCTCCTAAACTGTAAAAAGAAATAACAAGTATCATTAGGACACTTCTGTTCTACCGTCGCCGATGTCGCGTTGTTTGACAACACGAGCGGGATTATTAGCCATTTCTTGTTCCCATGTCTCCATGACCACATGCCGGCAAACATTCTGAAACCATCGATCTACAATGTCTGAGTCTTTATCGTCTGGTCTACCTTGGTATCCTGCTCGTACCAAGTTGGCAACAAACTTGTCATTCCAATCCAATTCAAAAGCACCTTGATGCAGATTTTCGGGATCAATGTCCATGCTCAAAATAGCAACCCACGGTTCTCCTTTATCTGTGGCAATTTCTTTTTCAGTTTTGACTGGTGCTTTGGGCTTTTCTGCCTTGGGCTCTTTGGCCACTACTGGTGGTGGTTTCTTTTTAAATACGTCAAACAATCCCATTACATTCTCCTAGAATAAATCAATCTTTTCCCATGGCAAATAATCCTTGCCAAAGTGTCCATAGTTGGTTGTGCTACTGTAGATAGGACGGAACAGCTCAAATCTATCAATAATACCTTTTGGTGTCATGTCAACTAAGTTTTCAACTGTCTTGGTTAGCTGTCTACTGTCACCATTACTTTCAATGTAAAAGCTCATCGGATCTTTCATACCAATAGCATAGCTGATTTGAACAGTGGCCCAATCTGCACGGCCACTTGCCACAATGTTTTTAGCAATCCAACGTGTCAAGTAGGCGGCACTGCGATCTACTTTGGTGGGATCTTTGCCACTAAATGCGCCGCCGCCATGCGGACTTGAGCCGCCGTATGTGTCAACAATAATCTTGCGTCCTGTTAACCCACAGTCACCATCTGGCCCACCAACTACAAAACGTCCAGTGGGATTGATGTGGAACTCTGTAGCACTGTCGACATAGTGCGCTGGCAAAACTTCTCGAATAATGCGCTCAACAAACTCTCTTACAAATTTGATATCTGCATCTTCGCTATGTTGAGTTGAGCAAACAACTTTGGCAATACGCACGGGCTTGCCGTCATCGTTGTATTCAAATGTCACTTGACTTTTGGCATCAGGACCGAGCACTGTAGAACCTTGCTTGCGAACTTTGGTTAGCTCTTCGACAATGCAATGGCTCCAATAAATTGCACTGGGCATGTAGTTAGCAGTTTCTTTTGTAGCGTAACCAAACATCAACCCCTGATCACCTGCACCAAAGGTGTCTGTGCCCAATGCAATGTCTGCACTTTGTCCGTGTAACAAGTTTGTAATTTCTACATTGTTCCAATGGAATCCATCTTGCTCGTAACCAATGTCCTTAATGACTTTTCGTACTGCACTGTCAACTTCTTGGTTGTGTAGTATGCCTTTGTACTCTCCGGCCAGCACCACTCGATTTGTAGTGACAAGAGTTTCACATGCACACCGCAGAGAAGGATCTTCTTTACTCATGACAAGATCTAATACTGCATCACTGATAGCATCTGCTACTTTGTCTGGGTGTCCTTCTGATACTGATTCGCTTGTAAATAGATATGTCATTGATTTCCTTTATTTTATTACTTTACTCTTACTTCTTCAGTTGCCATATAATAAACTCGTTACGTTCAATCCAGTAGTGTTCCATGTCTGGATCCATGTCTGGATACGTTACGTATCCACCGTAGTACTCACCGTAGTATGCCTGTTTACCCCAGAGTTTCATGCCAGTTAAGGAACAAGTTTGCGGCCACCAGCACAACTTTAACTTCCATTTTGTGACCCTGAGCAATCTCCAGTTAATCTGCACGGTATCAAACGAATTATCCAGTGGCATAGTTACTTAACTAACCTATGCTAAACTTGCGTACAGGTGTTGTTGTAAGTTTAGTTTAAAGCCGTTCTCAATACAGAACTGCCCCACGTATTCGTGATTGGCCTGATTTGCTTTTAAGTCTAATAGACCTGGTTCCCAGAAACTAATCACTTCATCCACAGTACTACGCTCTGCCATAGTAATTGTGCCTTTTTCTGCACGAAGTAGTTTGATCCGCTGTGGGAAATTGTTGTAGATGTTCATAGGACTACAGTAAACTTCCTTGTTGGGATTGTTGCGTTTCCATTCAAATGCCCAATCTGGAACTGTGCTGTATGGCGACTCTGGGTCTGCACTGACCACAAACTTCAAACAGTCTGCACGTTGTAAGATAGTTTTGCTTGGTGCAAGATACTTGACGGGCTTGCCGTTCTTTTCAATGCACTTGGGACTACATACCAGTGTAACACCTTCTGGTACTAGTGTTTCAGGCACGCCATTGCTTTCAACCTGTACTGCTTTGTAGTGTGTGAGTTGTCGTTGCATCCAGCCTGTGATGTTGTCTTGTAATAGTGGCTCACCGCCTGTCATTACCAACACAACACCTGGATAATCATTGCGTCCACGTACTGCCCACTCGGGCACAGGCTTGCCTTTGCTGACCCAAAAGTCACGAATAGTATCGTATACCTTGGTCTCTAGTTCTGCATAGGTAAATGTGTCACCATCATCAAAGAATGTGTCACAAAAACTGCAATCCAAGTTGCATTTTGCCAGACGAATGAACAGTGCAGGCATGCCAGCATAGGGACCTTCACCTTGTAGTGTAAAGAACATACTGGTCACCATCAAGGTGTTTTGTTGTGCGTCTTTAAAATATTTCTTGCCAATAATCTCGTTTGTTCCAAACATGTTATTCCTTGTGTAAATTTAATGTTGATATTTTATCAAGTATGTATTTTGCATACCACTTGTGTGTTTGTGCACCTGGATGGGACCCATCAGACCCGTAATCTAAAAATTTTGTCCTGTAGGGAATATGTACATACTCGTCTAACTGAGTTAGAAATAAATTCAATGTTTCAGATGATATCACTGGCAGTAATAACAAATGACATTGTATTTTCTTACAAAAATTTGCAACCTGATATATAGACGTAACTGCATCATACAGACGAATTTCAGAAAGCCTTGTGTCTGGATGCTGTTCTTGTAATACATTGCCGTTTTCTACTTTAACAGTCCTAACTTCTTGCGTTAACCCCCATACCAGTATATCGTCTTTTTGTATGTTTGACCTTAAAATTTGATCGGACTGCCATTTAAGACTACTGCTACTCTTTGTCAAATAGGTCACCGGTAAAGTCATTTCAGACGACAATAGTTCGCCGTACTTTTCGGATTCTTTAACTCCAACCCCGTGAGAAACACTACATCCACTTATCCATAGTACCGGTGACTCTGAGTTGCGTTTATTAGTTAATTCTAGATATTTGCTATTTTGATATTCTGTTAAATCTAAGTTGTTAACATTATTTTTTTCAAAATTGACACAATATAAAAACCATTCGGTTATGCGTTTGTTTGAATTCCAACTAAATTTGTTAAAGTCGTTACTCCATTTTGCCGGAGGCCTATAAAAAATATAATCTGCTTTATCCAAAACTTCAAACAACACTGCATTATCGTTGTCTATTTTTGGTAAGTCTGAAAACGATGTGTATACAGTTATGTCAGATGTATAAGTTGTATTAAGAAATAGCTTGTAATTTTTAGTGGTGATCAAAAAAGCCAACGGATCAAACGCAGTGGCATGTTTTGCCAATGATTCGTCATTATCGCCTACAAATATATTTATAGTCATTGTTGTACCTTACTTAAATCTTCCAAAAATTGCACCACTGTTTTGTCTGTAGCCATCATTGTGCAAATGACGATACCCTTGCAACATCAAAAACGGGATGGCAGCCGAGCACTTGCCAATAAACACGCCTTCTTGAGGATGATACCATGTGTCATCACATATGATAATACTGTTGCTGGTCATCCTACGCATCAACAAAATTGCCTGCAACAGGTGTGTTTGCTGACTATTTAGGTTGGTCATTTCAATGCTCATCAAATCTCTATACTTTTGCTTCACTCCTGCTACAAACGCTTCTTCGGCGCCGCCAAGCCAGTAGTCCCAATCAAAGTTGTCAAGATATGCCAACGATACTTTGACTTCGGGATCCAAGTTTTCTAAAAACTGTTCACCCTTGCCTTGTACTAATTTTACATGATCTGGCAGTACATTGTCAACCATCAAGTTGCTGGCAGCACGATCAATCTGGTCTGCATCAACATCTACTCCGTAAAAGTCTACACCACGTTCTTCGCATAAATCAGCAAAAAACTTAGTACTTCCTTCGCCGCGATCAACACCAATTTCAACCCATGCGCCGTTGTCGATTGTGTCGATAAATTTTGTTATGTTACGGTAATATGTTCCCATTATGTGTTCCTTGTTTTGAGTATGTCCCAGGACTTGGCTTTCTCCAGCAGATCCTGCTCCATGGCACGATACCGTTCACCAAGTTCTTTCAACTCGGCCCATTCTGATTCTAATTCTTTGTTTGGTGTTAGGATAGCAAGACGTTGTTCAACCAAATTCATAAACTCCCGCATACTTTTCCCGCCAACCGTGATGTCGGCATCTTTGTGCATTTCAATTCCGTGGTGTGATATGTCGGCACAAGAAAATATATCGTTATTTGCTATAGTATACATATCTGACATGCTAGAGGTTGATACTAATGCATCAGCCATTGACGTTACATCGACTGTGATATCGTCCAATGTGATTGTACTACCTACCAATCCTGCGTAAGGGTCTGTTGTCATAAATTATATTTTCCTTGCTTTGACCAACAAATGCCAACCCAGATATTCTCTGACTGCTTCGCGCATCGGAACGGGCATTGCTTCGAACCAGGGTTCAAGTTCGTACCTGCCTTGTTTGTATGCTTCTACATTGTACATAAAACAGTGATCCTGGCGCAATCTTTCGACTCTAAATTGCTCAAACAACAGGGTGTCAATATCATCTTTGGTGTAGCTTTTGGCATAAGGGCATCCTGCTTGTGCTTCGTATTGATCAAGTCCTTTGTTGATCATTGCTTGTTTCCAACTGTCTTTTGCATACACCATAAAACGGAATTCGCCTCCAGGTTTAAGACAATCATACACATTGTTGATGATACTATCAATAGCAGGGAAATGATGTATGACACCATAACTGTAAACCAAATCAAACTTTGGTAAATCCTTGTACATTGCTTCGTCGCTGGCATCACCGCAATAGAAATTGCCTGACAACTCTTCTACGTCAAATCTTTTGCGAGCAAGGTCAACACTTTCTTTACTGTAATCTATGCCGTAGTAATCAGCACCATGTCGTGCAAACTCTGCTGCATCTGACCCAATTCCGGGACCAATTTCCAACACTTGTTGACCTTGCCATAAATGAAATCCAGCAAACTCCGGAATGTGTGGTTCCACTTGAAATCTGCGAGCAGACACTTCTTTGAAGAATTCCAAACTGCCAATTTCATTGCCGCTGTGTCTGATATTACACGGTTGGTTGTCCCAGTATTGTTTAATACGTTCTTCTAAACTTAATGTCATTATTTTTTAGCCCAGTCTGGTCGCCATTGGGACATGTGGTTGTTTACGTCATTGGCTTTTAATTTTTCCCATGGATCTTGTTTACCTGAAAATATTGCTTTAACAAACTCAATGCTCAATCCTCTTGACTCCATGTATGCAGCCAACTTGTTCAAGTCTTCTATCCGCCTTGTGTGCCATATTTTATTGTGAAAGTCACGGGGATCAGAAGGATTGCCTTCTAGCATGGGGCGTTTTTCAAATATCTCATCTTTGTTGTTGCCAGTCAAATCAAATCTATCATGTGTCACATCAACATCGATGCGTTCCCAGATATCAAGGCAGTATGCTTGTTGGCTAATCCAAGCATCGCTTATTTGATGCGGGCTTAGATAACCAAACAATTCAAACCATTCCTTTGGTACAATAGGAAAAATACTATAAGGATGATCGTTATGTGTATGAAACGCCAACACTTTAAATTCGCCAGTGTGGCTGGCAATTACAGTATCCCATCCTGCAGTTTCCATAACAGCGTCGTCATTCCAAAACACCAACCAATCAGCGTTGGAATGTTTGGCCAAGCCATTTACGTATTCGTTTAATCGAATGTAACCCATTGGTGAAAACACATGAGCTTGATAATTAGCACCAAGCTCATCCAGTTCTGGTTGTAGTTCTTTTACAAAGTAATCGATAGTGTCTGTATCATCATTATCAAACCCAATCATAATTTGAAATGAGTCAATGTTGTTGGCACAGTTGATGGTGCTTAATATACTACGCCGCAATGCAGTTGTTCTGCCTCTGGTGGGCAACAGCAATGATATTTTGTATTCACTCATAGTGATATTTTACACGTATTAAATTACTTTGTCAATCAATGTGGTTAACTGTACTGCTGTAGCAGGACTCAGCGTCCAACCCAAATGCCCGTGTCCGGTATGATAAAACACTTTGGGATTATTTTTGCTTTGTTTTACAACAGGCATCATGTTGGGAGTCATTGGCCGCAAACACGCCCAACTTGAATAATCATGTGTGTTGATTTTGGGAAAGTTTGTATGTACCCATTCCAATAATGGTTCAATTCTATCACGGCGTATATCGTAGTTCTCGCCTGTTAGTTCAGCAGTACCTGCAACACGGAATCGTCTTCCCAATGTACTGGTCACAATCTTTTCTTGATCATCCAACAAACTTGTCTTGGGTGCATGTTTGTAACTTTCGTCATCCAAGTTAACAGTAATGCTATATCCCTTGACTGGATATACATCAATTGTATCGCCTACTGTTTTAGCAAGTGCAGTACTGCCCACACCACTGCTGATCACAATTGCGTCATAGTAGTCCAAATTCTTTGCATCAAGTATTGTGTTACCAAATGAAAATTTCACACCATACTTGTTTTTCAGAACAGCAGTTAGCTCATTACAGAACTTGTGAATGTCTCCCATCCAATCATCTTCGGTCCAAGCACCACCCAGCACTGAACCGTCATTCCTGAGACTGGGTTCTGCCAAGTGCACTTGGTGCGGATCCAATATATCCCACTGACAACCATTGGCTTCGTATAAATCTTTTACAGAACGAGCATTTGCCAGATAATGCGCATCCTTGTAAAAATGTAGTATACCTTTGAAACTTTGGTCAAACTCTAGCCCTTCTTCGGCAATGATGTCTTTGTACAAATCACGTGAGCGCATGCCCAATTGGATAGTTTCTGCTGTGTTCCTTGCGTATTTGCCAGTAACAGTGTTCCACATGAACTTGGCCATCCAGCGAATCTTTGCCCACTCAAAAGTAGGGCGAATCAATAGTGGAGCATCTTTTGTAAACATCCATTTGATGCCTTTGAACACGTTGCCCCACGTGGTCCACACTTCGCTGTTGCTGACACTTACCTGTCCACCATTGGCAAAACTGGTGCGCATGGCTGGATAACGTTCTTGTTCGTAAACTGTTACCTTGTGTCCAGATTTGGCCAGATAATATGCTGCCAACAACCCGCTGATACCAGCACCCACTACTACAATTTTCTTTTTCATTTTATAAACACATCGTTGATTTGTCTGTTGACACGGATAAAGGTTGTGCATTTGCTGAGTTGTTTTAAACTTGGTGCACCAACATAAGTGCATGAACTACGTAATCCGCCAAGCAAGTCTAGCACTGTGTTTTCTACTGTGCCTTTGTATGGAACAGTAACGGTCCTGCCTTCGCTTGAACGATAACTAGCAACTCCGCCACTGTGTTTGTCCATGGCAGTGTCACTACTCATGCCGTAGAATGTGATCTTACCATCCTCTACAGTACCACCACCTTGGTCGTGCCCGGCTAACATCCCCCCGAGCATAACAAAATCAGCACCAGCTCCGAAAGCCTTAGCGACATCGCCAGGGCAAGTGCAACCACCATCACCGATAATATGTGCGCCGAGGCCATGAGCTGCATCCGCACACTCGATGATTGCAGTAAGTTGTGGATAACCCACACCAGTCTGCACGCGAGTAGTACAAACGCTACCAGGACCAATGCCCACTTTAACAATATCGGCTCCACGTAAAATCAACTCCTGTGTCATATCAGCAGTGACTACGTTGCCCGCAATAATAGTTTTTGTAGGGAATTCTTCACGAACACGGGCTACGTAATCTGCAAAAATTTCCTGGTAACCATTGGCTACATCAATGCAAATAAATTTAAGCTCTGGGTAAACGGCAAAAATACGCTTTAATTTATTAAAATCTCCACTGCTTGTACCAGTACTTACCGCAAAATTGTCAAAGTCAATATCAATGCCGCCAAAATCACCCTCGTCGTATGACTTTACTGTACAAGTAAACATGTTGTGCTGTTGCAAAGCCGCTGCCATCTCGAGTGTACCAACACCGTCCATGTTGGCTGCCATAACAGGCACCCCAGTCCAGTCTGCTCGGCTGTGTTTGAACTTGTACGTTCTAGTTAAATCAACTTCTTTGCGACTTGACAGTGTACTGCGTTTGGGACGAATCAATACGTCTTTGAAATCCAATTTTATTTCGTCTTCGATTCTCATTTAATCTCTCAGTAAGTATATCATCTGAAGCGCAAGGTTCTTAAACCAACGTTCGTCATGACCTCGGGTAGTTTCTGCGGCAACACCAATCCGGACTCCAGAGGTTTCAACAAAACCACGAGTATCACCAGGCACACCATTTTTATTTGCAGTAATTCCATTTTTTTCTAATAGGTCAGCAAACTCTCTACCACTATACTTTTCTTTACGTAAGTCTATTGTCATCATGTGGCATTGTGTTCCACTAGATACGATATCAACATCATTATCCAAGAAAGTTTGCGCCATGGCATGAGCATTGATCTTGATACGTTTGGCATACATCTTAAATTCAGGTTGTAACGCTTCATAGAAACACTGTGCCTTTGCGGCAATAATATGCATCAACGGGCCGCCTTGTGTTCCTGGGAATACTGCACCATTAATCTTCTTGCTGATGTCTTCGTCATTCCAAAGAATCATACCACCACGTGGTCCACGCAGAGTCTTGTGTGTAGTAGTAGTTGCTACGTGAGCGTGAGGGAAAGGACTGGGATACTCGCCGCCAGCAATCAACCCCGAGTAGTGGCTGATGTCTGCAAGTAAGATAGCACCAACACTATCAGCAATCTCACGCATGCGTTCCCAATCAATAAGCTGACTGTATGCGCTTGCACCAGCAATCAACATCTTGGGACGATTAAACAAAACCAATTTGGCAACTGCTTTGTAGTCAATAAAACCACAATCGTCAACTCCGTATGATTCTGTATCAAACCACGCACCAGACACGTTTACTTTGGCACCGTGGCTCAGGTGACCACCTGATGCCAGATCCATGCCTACAATAAGATCACCTGGCTTCAAAAATGCTTTGAACACAGCAAGGTTAGCATTGGCACCCGAGTGTGGTTGAACGTTTGCATAGTTGCAGCCAAACAGTTGGGTAGCATAGTCAATAGCCAGTAGTTCTACCTTGTCTACTTCTTCACATCCGTTGTAGTAACGTTTGCCAGGCAATCCTTCGGCATACTTGTTGGTAAGCAAACTGCCGCACAGTTCCATTACAGCATCACTGGTAAAGTTTTCACTGGCGATCAACTCAATGGTTGATACTTGTCGTGCGGCTTCCGCCGCGACAATTTCTTGTATACATGGATCAATCATCATTTAGCCTTTAGAACCCATAGTTACTAATAGTTTTTTCATTTTAATCTATTGTTTCCTTGTTGATTTATTTTTGACATACTGTATATATGTACTTGTTGTTCTGTTTGAGAATTAGTATTCCACTAGTATACTGTCTGATTAAATCATTGTCAACTGTTAGCGTTTCGTTTACACGAAACAACGATATGGCTAAACGCCATATCGTTTTTTGTTTTCTTATGATTACTATTAACTTAATTTCATGTAGATCTTTTCAGTCAGACGGAACCTTCACAGGTTCCATCTAACTTTTGGATAACTTCATGTGAGTCGCATCCAGCCATAGACTTTGGAAACAGGTATTTTAAATGCATCTCCAAGGACTCTAGTCTTTTCCTTACCTGCACTGACATAGCGGATGCTATCTATAACCTCGTTCCTAGTGTTATAGTGTTTAGGAGATGTTTGCTTTCGCAAAGGGGTGAACACGCTACTCCACCGGCAACGAGCTTTACCTCGGCAGGATTTTAGCGAGTCGAGCTGCCTCGACCAAATGGGGTTCTGATTTGTCTCTTAAAGAGTTAAGTATTTTCCTAGTATTAGATATTTTTACATTTACTTAATTCCTGATGCCAACACAATTTGGCAAATGTGTTCTAATCGTTCAATGTGTTCAAATGCACGCCAGGGACTGGTGTCAATACTGACGACTCCATGCCCTTTGATGCCAATAATATCGTGTGCAATATTGCCATCGTGGTCAACATCTAATCTTGCAATTGTCTCATCTGCTAACTCTTGACTGATTGGTGCAACATCAGGAACGTTTGGAGCCACTTTGGTGTAACGACCCAACTCTGGAAAGTTCTTAACAAGTTTATCCAACTCAATACCGGCATGCATGGCAGCAACGCAATAGGTAGGATGGAAGTGCATCACTACACGAACGTCGTCCTTGTGTTGACCCATTTGTCGTTGCAAACCAAAGTGCAGAGGAATCTCTCCACTGGGTGTAAGATTCTTACTGATGTCAGTGTATTCAAGTTCAGTCCAACTCCATCTATTCACAGGCTGATGCATGATCTGGATCTTCTTAAACAACTCAGGTTGCATTGTCTGCTTACGAATACCACTTGGTGTGATGTAAAAGTGATCTCGGTCATGGTGACGAATACTTACATTACCATCACGACTGGTAATCCAGTTCTTGTGGTATGCACTGACCATTGTTTCGCATATTGTTTCTAACATAGGATGTCCTTATGCAAATAAATCTTCATTCCATTCCCTATGTCCTTCTCTAAAGGCCATGTTGCTTTGTGTTTCACGTACTTCCACACGGTAACACCACAAGC